TTTTTTTTAAATATTTATTCTCTTTTTCAAAAAGTTGGTGTTTTAAGCGGTTACACTATTCGTGTTAAACTTTCAACTTCTTCAACAATGCCATCTGGAACAACAGACCAAATTGCGGTTTTTAACGGAACAACTACTAATTTATATGCTCAATTAATTAGAAACTTTTCAATAATAAGACCAGCAAGTTTAGGAAATATGCAAATTCACGGATTTCCATTTACAACATCGGCAATAAATGATTTTTCGGTTTCAACTACTGCAACAACATCAAGAGATGTTCTTTTTGGTGATACTTACTATTTATATGTATCTGTTCAATTAACAACAACAACATCGGACACTTTAAACTTTATTTCATTAAAAGCATCAAACGTTTAAAATAATAAATTATGTTAGTAACAATAGTAAACAAAGTAACTGGTCAAGAAATTAGAGCGCAATTCGATGATATTATTTCAGATGATGAAATGATAATTGAAACGTTAAGAACTGAAGCAATGGAAAATCCATATTGGGATTTTGAGAATCAAGTTTTTTATGACAAACCAACTGAAGAACTAACTGAAGAACCAACTGAAGAAATTATTGAATAATGAAAACAATTTTAAATTATTTAGTTGTTTCTTTTTGTCTGTTTTTTGCACCAATAAAAGGACTTTTGATTGCGGTCGGTGTTGCAATTGCACTTGATACGATATTTGGTATTTTCAAAGCAATTAAAACAAATGAAGCAATCACATCAAGACGAATGTCAAACATCGTGTCAAAGTTTGTTTTATATCAAATGTCAATTTTGTTATTGTTTGCAATAGACAAATTTTTGCTTGGTGAATTTTTCAAGATATGGTTTCAAATAGATAATTTTTTTACAAAAGTGGTTGCAATAATTTTAATTTTTATCGAAATGACGTCAATCAAAGAAAATTTTGAAGTTGCGTTCAATGTAAATATTTGGAAACTTTTAAAAACTACAATTCAACGTGCTAAATACATCAAGAATGAAATTGAATAATGAAGGTTATCAACTTATAACGAAACACGAAGGGCTTGTTTTAAAACCTTATTTGTGTCCAGCAAAAGTTCCGACAATAGGATATGGTAATACCTATTATGAAGACGGAAAACGTGTGACTTTGTTAGACGATCCAATTACAAAAGAACGTGCATTTGAAATGTTCAAAGAAATTGCAGACAGATTTGCAAAAGCGGTTTCACAAAGTGTAATTTCAGACATAAATCAAAAGCAATTCAATGCGTTGGTTTCATTTGCTTACAATGTCGGTGTTGCAAACTTCAAAAAATCGACATTATTAAAAATAATAAATGTAAATCCAAACGATAAACAAATTGACAATGAATTTAAAAAATGGACTCGAGCAAATGGAAAAGTTTTATCTGGACTTGTTAAGCGTCGCGAAGACGAATCGAAGTATTATTTTTCGTTATAGGGACATTATTTATATTGTTGTGATACTTTTGTTATTATTGTTTAGAAGTAGTCACAAAACGCAAGAAAAGAAGATAATTCAAAGCGAAAAGAAAATTGATTCGATTGAAAAAGAAATAATTCAAACAAAATCCAAAATTATAAAATATGAAGAAGTCAAAATTGATTTTGTTGATACTTTTCAGCGTAATGACATCGAAAAGTTTTTCGCAAAAAGATACGATAATAAAAATTCCAATTAGTTACGCTAAAAATATAGTCAAAGAATTGCTTCAATTTGATACTTGCAAAGACCAGGTAAAAAAACAAAGCGATTTGATTAGTTTATTAGAGCAAAAACAAACCGAACAATTTAAAATTATAGAGAATCAACGTAAAATGTTAATTGACAAATACAGATTTTCGCAAAATATTGGAACTTCTTCATTCATTTCAACACCTTATTTGTTTACAAACTTGAATTTAAGCAATTCAAAATTCAATTTTTCAATACAAATGAACGTGCCTTTTACAGAAAAACCACACTTTACACTTTTATTTTCTTATAATTTGTGGAAATCTAAATAAAAAACGTATATTTCAAGCGTAAAAAAACCACTATGATTTCAAAACAATACTACAACGACATCGATTTTAGTTTAAATCACATTGATAATTTAAATTTTATCATTAAAAAATACGATTTAAATGTTTCAAAAAACGAAAAAGACACTTTACGTGATTACATAAAACGACAAATCAATTCGAAGGGTATCATTGACGCTTGTAACAATGTCGGAGTTGATCCAACAACTGCACCTATGTTATGGTTGAAAACAAAAACGGAATCTGTTCGTGTTACAAATCCATTGTTTGAAAAACCAGAGGAAAAAGAATTCAAACAATTAGCGAATGCATTGATTGAAGACTTGCAAAAATTCACACCAATATTTCCAATATTTGAAAGGTCGTATATCAAAGACGGACATTGTCTTGTTTTATCACCAGCCGATATTCATATTGGTAAACTTTGTAATGAATGGGAAACGGGCGAAAAATACAATCAAAACATTGCGGTTCAAAGAACTTTGGAAGGTGTCAAAGGCATTCTTGACAAAGCGTCTGGATTCAATATTGATAAAATTGTTTTTATTGGTGGAAATGACATTTTGCACATTGACAATCCAAAAAGAACAACAACAAGCGGAACACCACAAGACACCGACGGAATGTGGTACGAAAATTTTATGATTGCAAAGCAATTGTATGTTGATGTATTAAAAATGTTGATTCCAATTGCAGACGTTCACTTTGTTTTCAATCCATCAAATCACGATTACACAAATGGATTTTTTCTTGCACAAGTAATTCAATCCTATTTTAAAGATTGTATCAATATAACGTTTGATGTGTCAATTTCGCATCGTAAATACTACAAATACTACGATAATCTAATTGGTTCTACTCACGGAGACGGGGCAAAATTAGAAAACTTACCTTTGCTTATGGCTTCAGAATCAAAAGACTGGACCAATTCTAAACATCGTTACATCTATACACACCACGTTCACCATAAAATTGCAAAAGATTTTATCGGTTGTACGATTGAAAGTCTTCGTTCACCAAGTGGAACGGATTCTTGGCACCATCGAAACGGGTATCAACACGCACCAAAAGCGATTGAAGGATTTGTTCACCATAAAAACTTCGGACAAATTGCCAGATTGACGCATATTTTTTAATCGTTCTTATTTATAATCATTATAAATTAGCGTATTTTTGCATCTTTTTTTATAATTTATTTTGTATTAATAAAAAACGTCTTATATTTGTCAAAGAAATAACAATTAAAAATTTAACATTATGAAAAAATTATCACAAAAAATGTCATTAGAAAACAGAATGATTCTTTTAAATGACAAATCAGTAACTTCAGAATTTTTGCTTGAATCATTAGATTCAAAATATTCTTGGATTGAATTATCTTTAAAAGATTGTTTTTATCTTGACCAAATATTTGGTTTGAAATTAGATGTTTTAGAAATTGACAAATTTTTTAATCATTAAACTATGAAGACATTCACTATTTTGTTACTGGCTTTTATTGCATTGCACACTGAAAATTTTAGTGTTAAAATTTGGATCACAATTTTTCTTTTGATTGCAGTAATTTACGAAATTTATATTTTAAACGATAACGATAACGATAACGATAACAATTTAAAACCAAACTAAAATGAAAGAAACAGCAATTGAATGGTTAATTAATGAAATGTTGAAACACGATAAATCATTTGTAGATTATTACAATACTGAAATTGAACAAGCCAAAGAAATGGAAAAAGAAAACACTTGTTATTTTGGTGCAAAATGTTGCATTATGACAACACAGAAAAAAAAATGGTCTTTAGAAGAATTATTCAACGAAACATTTAAAACCAAATAATTATGAGCAAACAACAATTTGAAGAAATGATTGAAAAAGAAATCAATCAAGAATTTCCGATTCACTTCGGTAAAAAAGATTATATTTCACAAAGTAAAAAAATTGTGAATGAAGTTCTTGAAAAAGGCGATAAGGACAAAATTGATTTTTGGACTAAAATTGTAAAAATGAAAGAATCAATTAATGCGATGGATTCAGAACTTCGTGAAAAAGTTACAATAACAGAAAAAACAACTTTGAACGGAGTTGAATTCAATCCAGTGCAAGGTGGATTTTCAATCAATTACGAAGACGACATCGTTTATCAAGAATTTAAGAAACAATTAAAAGAACGTGAAGAACTTTTAAAAATTGCACAAAAATCAACAATATTTGATGCCTACGGAAACGAAGTTCCAAAAGTATCAACTACACCAAGAAAATCAAGTATAACAATTAAATTTTAATCAAATGAGCAGACAAGCAGAATTTCAGACACAAAGTTCAAATCCAACAAAGTATTATTTTGAATGGAAATCAGACGACAAAACCTTTGCATATTATGACAAAGAAAAAAAAGAAAACGTAAAAATTGAATTACCATTTAAGTTTTTGACACTTATGGAATTTCACACAATCAAAGGCTGGAACGACAAAAATCAATCTGGTGTTTATTCTAACGAAGTGAAATCAATCGGAAATGACGAAATCAATGTCAGACTTTTTAAAGGCAATCAATCGGTAAAAGGTATCTATAAAGAAATAAAAGAAACGATTGTTGCAATGGGTGGACATTACACAAAATCAATTTACATAATGTTAGAATCTGGCGAAATTGCAAACGTAAACATTAAAGGTTCTTCAGTTCAATCGTGGGGTGATTTCACACAAAAATCACGTTCACGTTTATCAGATGAATGGATTCAAGTTTCAAACGCAATTGAATTGAAAAAAGGAAAAGTTGAATATTCGATTCCAGAATTTAAATTCGCACATACTTTGTCAGCAGACCAAGCAATTCAAGCCGATAATGCTTATAATGAATTGAGAAAATACATTGATTCATATTTAGCAAAATCAATTGAAGTTGTAGATGAAGAAGAAGTAAATGTTGAAGACGTATTTTAATTAATAAAATCACCTCACGATGTATAGGTTAATCGTTTTTTATATTATGGAAATCAATAATAAATTCAATTTGCAAGATTGTGTTTTTTTAATTACAGATGACGACCAAAAAACAAGAATCGTAACTGGTTTTCAAATTTCATCAAATGTAATACTTTACAGACTTGCACAAGGGACAAATGATTCCTGGCATTTTGATTATGAAATCGCAAAAGAAAAAAATTATTTAATTTAAATCAATGGAAAATATAAAACTATTAAAAGACATTATCAAAGTTACTGGTATTGATATAAGTAAACAATCAAGAAGACGTGAAATTGTAGAAATAAAAGCAATTTTTGCAAATATTTTAAGAGAACAAAATTTTACTTTGCAAAGTATTGGCGATACAATAAATATGAAACATTGTTCGATTATTCACTTACTTAATACCTATAAAATTATAAAAAATTTGCCACATATTAGAAGAATAGAAAATAAACTAAAACTTTTGAATGAAGGATTTGATTTTAAATTTTTAGATTATCAAAATAAAATTGACGAATTAAAACTTGAAAATGAAGAATTAAAACAAAAAGTAAAATTAAATAATAATAAATTTTATAATAATCTTTTTAATTTAGCAAATGACAATCCATTCATTTTTGACAAATTAGTTAGTTTTTACAATATTAATTCAAAACTAAAATTTTAATGAAGCCAGAAACTTATAAATCGATTCCGTCGCACATACGAAATCGAGCAATTGAAAAGATTGGAAAAAGAACCACAACAATTTACAACGCAATCTTTTTTCAATTTGGTAAAATACCGACAACATTCATTCCAACACTTAAAACAGAAATTGACAATGAAATCAAATATCTTAAATCAATCAAAGAAAAAATCTGACATTCAGCAAATGACTGAATTCTATGAA